AACAAAAAAAAAAAAAAAAAGAAAAAAAAAGACCCTTAAATTTTATCACCTCCTCGGGTCTTTGGTGAGAGCTTACTTTAACAAGTTTATTAAACTCTCAATTTTATCTACTTTTATCTCACTGAGATAACCACCATCATCATCTAGAATGGTGACACTCTCAATTTTAGTTGTGTCTCGCCTTACACAATTCAGGCGAAGATTGTTTTTCAGATATATCCCAATCCAATTTTCGTTGCGTTCGATGGATTGTATATCCTGTTCCTGCATAAAATCAATAATATTTTCAAATTTTTCCATAAAAACCTCTTTCTCCTATTTAAAGCATAGGTGCTATGTTTTCTTTGTTTCATAATACACTGTAATAATTACACGCAAATATCAATCGAAAAAATTGAAGGGTTGAAATTAATCAACCCTAATTCTCTTTGTTATGTCTATTTCCCCGATTTCTCTAGGAATAGGTTTTGGTTCTTCCTCCCCTATTTGTATTGGGATTCTTTTAGTTATGTCTACCATTGGTAAACTTCTTTCTTTAACTTTAATTTCTCTTATTTCTCTGAACATAATATTTTCCTCCTTATTTTGTTCTTCATAATACACCGTAATAATTACACGCAAATATCAATCGAAAAACGAAAAGGAGTGAATTTTCTCACTCCAGTCCGTCTGCTAAGTTAGGCACTTATGCTAAATATAAATCCTCGGTTCTCATCGCTGCCATTACAACATCACCTTTTGCGATAACAGCACGATCCCCGGAGATTTCAATAACGTTATAAGCATCGTCAAATACATAGTCAGCAAGCTCAACTCCATCATAAGTCTTAGCATTCTGACGAATCTTAACGGTACTTCCTACTACTATAGAAGGCTTCTCAGGAGCCTTAGGAGTAAAGTTAGGTGCTGCTGTAGTGATGAATGCATCAGTAAATCCAGCACGTTTAGCCTTCTCCAACTGTCTCTCTGCATTCTCCTTTACAGCATATGCACCTATCTGTACTCTATATAATATACCCTCATCCAACTTTAAATTAACCATACTTGCAATCTCTCCCATTCTAGCTAAAAGATATGGTCCAGGACATGATGTTGACTGGAACCACTGATGAACTGTCATATTCTGTCTGTCAGGCTGACCTATAAGTGATGGGTCATTCTGCCATAACAATCTAGGAATACCGTTTCTCTTGCAAATATCAACACACAGATTTACCAAGGACTCTAAAGCCTGGTCTGAAACTGTCCAATCTGGTGCTCCACTGTTATTAGCTACCTCAATTGTGATAGCTCTCTGATCATTTGCAGCATTACCGCTACACCATGATCTCTTGTCTTCTGGAACATAACAAGCAATCTTACCGGTCGAATCAATACCGTAATTACTTGAAGCATTCCTTTGTGGATTACTGAATATAGATCCACATGTCTCAACTGAAATATCACCAGCCATATGATGAATAGTGATAGTGTCGATCTTTTCTGTTCTGTCATCATAGTTAGGGCTGAGAATATCAACCGTAGCTAAACTCGATTTAACCATTTTGTACCTCCTTTGGTGGTTCTGTAGGTAATGCTTGGAATTTATCTCTAATCTCATCCATTACCCCGTTTGCACCTAATATGTGATAATGTTTATACATATTATCAAAGTTTTCTCTGGCATACAAAGGTGCATACCCTAGCTCTATATACTTGTTATACATAGAATATAAATTACTTCTGAGTAATGCTTGTACACCAAGTTGCACTGCTTCTGTTTTCTTGTCGTTCGCTTTTATCTTGCGATACATTAATGTAAATAGTCCGAATAAACTAGGAAAACCTAAAACGGCAAATACGCCTAAAATATCAACTAATGTTTTCATTATTTAGTCCTTTACCTTATAAATAATTCTTGGATGTGTAGTAGATCTTTCAGTAATCGTTATAAAATGATCTGTAACCTCGGACTGCCCTAATGGAGTAGCATTAGTTATAGCGCAAGCTTTCAGGTTTGTTGACAAATCTGACTTAAACATCATGCACTTAATGCTGCCATTTACTGGTTTTATTGTTAAAGTAGGACTTGAAAACCTTTGACTAAAGAGCCCTATAAGCTCGGCAGGATCTGATGATGACACCTTACGAATATCAAAAGAACCTGAGAAGTTCCAAGTTATACAGTCAGCACCATTAAAGTAATCACCCGCTTTTGTAGTACTATCCATCCAGTTCGGATACAAGGTGTTTATTTTTCCTAAAATATCGCACTGATATATGGTATCTGTCTCACAATCTCGTACAAAAGTTGTTGACCGATTGCAGGTTATTAATTGAAACTTAGATCTGTACTTACCATCTGAAATGTAAAAATCAACTATACTAATCCAAGGCTGAAGAACACCATTCGTTTGTATTGAATATCCGACAAATACACCTGTATCTTTTGTATACCGAACTATGTAGTCCATGTAGTAATCATGAACCGAGCTATCTGGATTAGTACTACATCTAGCCAACATAATATAAGGAAAGTTGACATAATTAAAGTATATAATCTTTTTTGAGTCAGCAGGTTGAATAATGGCACCAGTACGGTCAAAATAATATCCGTTTCCATCAAATAGACCATATTTAGGGCTTCCACTTTCATCAACTTTACGTTTACCTAATAAGATAGTATCTGCATTATCTCCTGAAAAAATCAGTCTACAACCGGTTACTATCATGGTTTCACCTATACCATTAGACTGATAATTCGTTGAATTATACGAAAATGGATATGATCCTAGACCCAAAGCTGTACTAAATAAATCATACAATGAAAAGTTGTTATCTCCGGTGGTAAACATATTCTTTATAGAGCTTGCTCTCATAAAGTCTTTATGGCCAAATGCAGGAATTAAATATACCTTATTACCATCATATGAAATATCACTCGGATCTATATAACCATAACGATTTGTAGTACCATAATACACATACTCATCGGGATGGTTGTTAGCATAGGTTTTACATTGACTTACACCGTCAAAATGAGTGAAACCTATCATACTACCTTGTCTATACATGTAAAAATCCTTGCTCTTATCAAGATAATACATGTATTCCATACCACCGTCGTAATAAGACTTACCATAATTATAGTTTTTTACACTTGCATGCTTTATGTATTTATAAGGTAATACAATTTGTTTATTTTCTGAATCTTTCAGTGTGTACAAGCCATTAGCTGTTCGCCATGAACTATATTGCATTTCATCTGCCATATTGTAACACCACCTTACTCATAAATATAAACAATTGAAAAGTCAAATAATGAATCCTTGTCATCTGTGTAATCAGGAAAGAATTGGGCAGGATCTAATACTACGCACTTTCGACCATTTAAGGTTCCTAGCTTAGGGGAATAGGTGGGTAACATGTTATATCCAGATCCACTACCACCTTTTCCTAAATGATATGTTTTATCGGATATCAACAAATTACTATTATACATATTCTTTGTAGATAAGATGCCCTCAATTAATAATTCCTGAAATGAAAATAATAAAGGTGTCCATAAATGAAGATCGTGCTTATTATCATTTAAATGTGGTAAGTTGTACGTAGATAACCCACTAGCCTTACATCTAAAATCACGTGCCCCTTTATTAATAGCCATTCTACTACCGGCTTCTACTACACCACTACCGGCTGAATTACTCATTATAGGAGTTACATTTCCGAGTTTATTAACAGCTATAGATGCTGTACTACCAGCATTATTTCCTTCTGGAGTAGGTGCATTATTAGTTCCCCAAGATGCATATGTCACTTGAGATCCTGCATAATTAAGTATAAACATGCATAAAGCTGGTTTCTGTGGTTCATAAGGGTTCCACAATATCAAGGCATTTTCGGTGACAATGTAATTAACAGCTGCAAAATTACGAGCTGATGAAACGTAAATAACATAGTCTTCAACAACACTTGGATTTAATTCTCCTGTCAAATATGGTTTACAACTAGTGGCATTGGCTGGTACTAAAATATTATCATTCTCAGTATTGATTGAGTGTAGATCCATAAATATAGCAGAAGAAGAGATATCTGTATATACAAACTGTAGATTTCCAAATTGTATATGTTCAGAAGTAATAATATTTTCAGGACCGCCTGCTTTTTTTATCTGTTCACCAAGTTCTGGTAATATATACTTACGTATGAATCCTGTATTAGAGTATATATTAGAGCTCCAGTCCTCATCTTTTTTCTTATAGCGTCTATATGTACCTATCATACTTTGTCCGGATCTCCTATAAATATCATGTTGTAGCTGTCTCCCCATGGACTATTATGGACTGCAAAACCATGTCCATCCATAGTTACATAACCGCTGCTAGTAGGGCCTGCTGGATTACCGTATGCAATATATGCATTGTCCACCTTATCGGATCCATAGCTAAACACTAATGGCATAATGCAATATCCATTGTTATCTACTGCTGAGACAACATTAGTGCTAGGAATCATAATTGGAGAATAATATAAGCTACTTCCTGGACTAGTTAGCACTTCGCCATAAAAATCAGATCCATTACATGCACCATTTATAAAATAGTCTTGTAATCCTGATTTAGTACGACAAGAGCCAACTGCCTTATCATTAGATAAAGCCATTACAAATATACCAGAGTTACCACGAGCATGAATTGAAATTACATTTGTCTCATATCCAGTAACATATGTACCTAATTTATAGGTAAGGCCACCGCTTCCGTCAGACTGATAACCTAATATTTTGAATAATTTAGAACCTTCATCAGTTAATCCATTTTCATCAAAAACAGTAATTGCTACTGTATTTGTAGTTGGTGAACTAATACTAAGTTGATTGCCACCTTGTGCAACTGTAATTGTAAAAATACTGGATTGTGAGTCATTATGATAACCACCAATATATAATATAGCATCATTTTGATTTGTTAATATCCATGGCGAACCTACAAAGCAAGCTCTAAGGGCCCTTATCATAGCAGGACCTTTTTGTAAATATGTATCACCACTAGTTACTAACCTCATAAAAGCACGCCCCCTTCTTCATTAACTAAATCTGGTATTGCAATATTCCAATATTCCAGTCCGAGTTCGTCAGTATCTATAAGTTTACAATTCAAATCAACTGCAGCCGGACTATCCTTTACATCTACTTTTAAAGAATCGAAATTAACCGCATCCTTGAACAAATCGAATCGAGGATGGCCTTCTACTTCAACATGAACAGTATCCCAACCAGCTTTTTCTCCAGCCTCATGATCTCCATTAGTTGTGATGGTAGTTTCGCTTACATTTAGATCATCATCACCGTAAGAAACATTTACTGTAGCACTTTTATAGTACTTCGGATGGGCAGAAGTTGAACCTGACGGGGTATAGACACCATTTTCAGTAACTGACAAGTCTTGCGTGGTTGGTCCGGATATCTTATTAATTTCATCTTTGTATTTGTTTAAAGGAGTACCATCTTCCATGTAATTATCATCACCCGGTTGATGGCCTTGTTTTAAACGAATAGCATCTTTCATTTCATTTTTAACTGACTCTAAAAGTTTTAGCTTAGCACTAAAATCGTAAAATGAATTATTACTCATATTACCCCTATTCAGTTGGCCAATCGTCAGAAGATATCATGACCAATTCATTTTTTTCTTTAAACGCCATACTCATATAGTGTTCGTTATATGAAATATCAGGTAACTGTATAGGTACTTTAACGTGTACTAATGTATATGGTGTTCTATGACCTGTTGAATAATCGCCATTCTCAGTTACAGTAAGTTCCTGAGGCGCAAATGGTGGAACATCAACAGTGATTTGAGACCACACAGGTCTGACACCACCTTCTGAGTAGTCTGTTACATCATACGTACCATTATCTGTTATAGTGAAATCTGTCGGGCTATAATTAAACAACTGTCTAATAGCTTCAGGATACACTATTAATGGAGTTTCACCAAATATCACCACTACTGGTTGAGCTTTGTCTCTAGTTGTTATTGCATCTGCTATGCTACGAAGACTATCTATAATATCAACAAGCATGTATAGATAGCTAGGACTTATCCCATCTTTTCTCATAGCTGGAGTATATGTTCGCTCCTCATAACCTTCAAATGCCTCAGCTAGAGTAACATATGTTTTGGTCCATGTGTTGTAAGTGTCATTTTCATATTGATTTGTATTACCATATATCAAGTCATAATAAAAACCACTACTTACAGGTCTATTGGAATCAGATCTAGGTGATTCGGTCGGAGATATGTTCTCAACTTGAGCTTCCTTCTGAAACACCAGCTCATCCGATGTTATTGGATCTGGATGTGATGTCGTACCAATAAGTGCTATAGCATTACCATCTGCTGCTAACTTTTGTATAGCTGTAATCAAAGAATCTCTTACTATTTCACCACTTTTATTAGCTTCAATTTGACCATTGGAAATGATGGTACACTCTTTAGTTATATCAGCCATTGTTACCACCCTCTGCAATTATTGTACCTAATATCTGATTAAATAGATCAAAAATTTCATACAAGCCACCACTGAATACCGTTTTATCTGTAACATTATACTCAGGGTACTCTGTAAAACCTAAGATTCTATTAAACTCCTCTTTTGTTAAATAGCTATCAGCATCATACCTATCCAGTTTTGATGCATCAACTACTTCAGAATTCAATTTATCTAGAGCATCAGCTATAGACTCACGAAATTCGGCCTTCTGTTTATCAGTAAAGGCGATTCCATATTCGATGGGACGTATAATATCAACAAGCTCACTCATTAGTAATCACCTCATCGTTCTCTATGTCATACAGTTTCATGAAGTATTCATTAGCCCATGCGTAAGTAAACCTACCATAATTGGCTTTTTGACTATCTTTAGTAGGAACATCATCGTATTGAATAGCTTCTTCATACTCTGTTCTTAACATGTATTGTTCAGGAGGTATACCACCTAAAGATTTAGCAGTAGCTACACCATCAGGAGTATTCATAGCTGATAAAGCGAGTGCTATTGGTTCTCTTATCTCAGCACCACCATTAGATGTATCCCGTATTTGAGCAATATACTCTGAAATATCAGCCATAAAACACCTACCATTCTACAAATAATTCATTTGTCGGTTTAACAATTTCAGTTAGTGAAGGTTTGCTAGGAGTACCTATAGATAAGCTTCTAGACGCAGACGATAGATCTATCTCCATCTTAGTAATTGGTAAATATAAATTGATACCATGTATAGAAGACGTGACATGTACCTTAGTACCAAGTGTAAACGGCTCATATGGGTATATATCGCTATCCAGACCATTCAGATCAGCCGCATCACATTCTATAGTAAACTCATGAGCCCACTCCTGGCCATCAACCCATGCTTGAGCGTATGTTGCTAAAGTAGTAGCATCTCTCACACCTTCAAATGTAACCTTTTTAGTAATCTTACCATATAAACTAACTAATCCAGGAATTTCTATAGGGTCCGAAGTTATTACATAATTAGTACCATTATCGTCATATTCAGCATATGGTTGAATTATTGAGTATAGATTCTCGCCATCACTAGTTTTTGTAAGCTCGGTCAAGTTAAGACCAAACTGTATAGGCTGGTTACTTATATCAGTAATCTCATTATACCAATTTAGTTTTAAAACTTGAGTATCATCATCTTGACTCTTCGCTTCCTTCGATACTATCATATAGCCACCGGTAGTATCGATACACATTGTGGTTAAGCAATCTTTGGTTGTTTCAAAATTGGTTTTTCTGTATATGGGTGAGCCAACAGGAATCTTAACATCTCCAATAAATATCTGTCGGTTTGCTTCTACTCTAGCAATTTCTTCATTTTCATCGGTCCAATTATGGTTATGAATCAATGTTGCAAAGAAATCTCTTATGAATACATCATCGTCATAAACGTGGTATGGTTGTAAGGTATCATTGAAGAAAGCCATAGCCCCTTCACATCTTACCTTTTTATTATTCTTAAAATCGTAGTCTATAGTAATAGGTCTACCTGTAAATATCCAACGCCACTCATCCTCAGCATACATCTCATATACTTCGATAGTTGTCTTAAGGATCTGAACATTATCATAAAACATATGCATCTTAGGCATTGTAAAATCTAATGACCCTGCCGAGTTAACTTCTAGGTTCAACTTTACATTAATGAGTGGGTCATCATTTGTGAAAATATCAATGCCATCAGCAACAACTCGGTATTTACTATTCATAGCTCAGCTCCCATTCTATAGTCAACTGTCACATTACCATTTCCCTCAAATATCACCGAAGTTTCACCCATAGCAAAATCGATAGGTGATGATTGTGTTCCTGCTATCAGAGGGTATGCTTTTTCACCATGCCTTAGAACCATTGGTTGAGGTCTACAAGTAATCTTGATATCGGACGCTAAAATATCAGTAGAACTTGGGTTCCAGAACGTTCTGGCTTTGCTCTCAGATACAGTAAATCTACCGTACCAAATATCAACATTGAAGAGCTTATCCCAAGGCCATTCTTCTAATTCAGACGTACTTTCAGCATGAGTAGGATACTTGTAAGGTTCTAACACATAATCTATTTTAACAGTTGAGAAGTGTTCGCCACTGTCTAATTCGCCTACAGTCAAACGGCCTTTATACATGTACTCAGGTTCGTCTTCTAGTATGACAATACATCTTTTACCATGAATAGCATTTACGAGTTTAGAGTACTGTTTAGGCCAATCTGGTAAAATATCACCATTTTCTATGTGAGCAATTAATGCTGCATCATAAAAACTTGAATCTATCATACCATAATCGTGTATAACATCAAATTCCCAAGAGCCTGTTCTGTTACCGTAGCAAATCTTACCAAATACTTCAGTATAGTCTAACTGACTATCGGCTCCTGGAATATCAACATATTCTGTTTTAACGGGTGGTGGTGCTATAGTAGGACGCTTGGAAGGCACCAGATGGTAGCCAACAGTTTTCATTTCACCACTGACTTCCATCTGATTTTCCCAAGTGCTAACACCATCAATTAATATTGAATGGTACATATTGCTCCTTTAATTTGTTGCAAATCGTTCACGACTTCTTAAACGTGACATGTTGCCAAGCTCGGTATCAAGTGGACTCTTCATCTCACCAACAAGTGCGCCATCATCCATAACAATCTGAGTATTGAGCATTCTCTCACCCATAGTCTGGATTGAAGAGTTCATGCCATCGAGAAGTTTGACGACTGTAGAATCATCGTACTGTGCAGCTCTACGTCTGTATTCTTCGAGAATAGACTTACGAGCCTCACTCTTGCTAACAGAAGTAGAAACTGAATCAGCATAACTTGATGAACTCTCTCCACTTGTAGCAGATCCTAAAATATCAACACTTGTCGAATTGTAACCGTCAGTATTGTTAAGGATATCTAAAGCATTGTCTGGATCATCTACATTAAGCTTAAGATTGAGTGTTTTGGTGAGATCAAAGTCACCTAAAAGATTACCTGTTTTATCACCTAATGCATCTCCTAAGATGTTGTTGATTCCACCACCGTTGAACATATCCTTGAAGCCACCAAACTGGTCTTTCAATCCACCGATAAGTCCATCGAGACCAAACTTACTAGTTATTGTACTGACAAGACCGTCTGTTACACTAGATAACTTACCTTCTCCACCGAGCAAACCGTCTGCCAGACCTTCAACAATATATCCACCAAGTTGCTTCATTACTTTAGAAGGTGAATGAATCTCCAATGATTCTTTAAAGCCACCAACAAGGTAAGCACCCATATCATTACCTAAACTGTCCAGACGTTCTTCCATCATGTATCGTATACCGTCTATAATTGGATCTAGCAGTTGTCCAAGTACACCACCTGAGAATACATTTAATGCACCTGCTAGTATACTCCAGAGTGCATCTGCAACTAAGTATACTAAAATATCCAAGTGCTTTACAATGTCACAAAGTGCCTGAACTAATTTAACAACTAGTCTGACCAGCGCATAAGCCCACTGAGGAATCCAGTTTTCAAGCAATACGAGCATATTGTATACCAGTACACCTAATAGATTACCTAAATCATTTAATATAGGCACTAAACCGATGACAATATCTTTCAATGCTATGTTTATTATAGGTAATGACTTAGCCAGTGCCAATAATGGAGATACAACGAATGTCCTTACCATGGCATCTGCTATTACATCCGATTTAGATGACAGCATTTTGCCTACGTATTCTATTGCTATACCAAAATTCTTAGCAATCTCAGGCATAACATCTGCTACTTTAGCAAGTTCTTCTTTACGATCAGCAAGAATTATAAGCTTATTTATAGAGTTGCATAGCATATCAACAGTAGCTACAAATAAAGCACCGATGCCTATGATAGCTAATATGCCTATAGCGAATGTGGTTATAGCAATGGCAGCACCAATAGCCGCTGACTTACCTGTATTTAATATAGTGATAGCTGTAAATACAGCAATAGCAAATGCAACTATAGCAACTGCAAAGGAAGTCATCCATAACAATGTGCCCTTACCATCAACTCCACTAGCGGATGCTTGTGTTGCTAATATAAACATTGTTGCAACACATCCGGTTATAACAGCCATTATGATAGAGAATGCTGTCATATCTGTTTTAGACAATCCAGCTGCTACTTTCTTAATGAGAAGTATTATTGGTATGATAAGTAATACAGCTCCCATAGCAACAGCGAAGGTAGACGCAAAGATAGCAAAATCTTCCCAGTTTACATTGACTAAAGAAAATACCGTTGCGGCAATAGCCAAGGTTATGAATATCTGCATTACAACTTTTATAAGAGACGTAAGGATATCCATATTTTTCTTGGTGCTTCGACCATCAAGTTTCTCTTTAGACAATCTAACAAATATGCTAGTTATAGCAAATATCATGATTGCTAAGGATGCACCTATCATTAAGAATGCAGCTCCCAGTCCAGTTAAAGCAGGACCCAACTCAGAAATATCACCAAGTATTGCCACTGCTGATACAACGAATGTCATAATTGTCATCAGTGCCGTAATTGTGATTATGACTCCTGTTATTTTCTGTACGATAGCATTTATATCATCTAATGATTTATTATCTATTCGAGCAATCTTCTCTACACAAACTGTTATAGCAACTGCTAATGTGGCTAGACCAACACTAAATCCTAATGCAAACAATCCAATAGATGAGAAGATACTAAAGTCATAATCGACTTTAAATTGTTTAGAGTAATATCCACTGAATACAACAAAAGCTAGCACCACACCGATCATAACCGACATTATTGTCATGACCTTGCTTAAAGTTTTAGTTACAGTTTCTATTGATTTAACAGCATTCTCATCTATTTTAGACGTTTGTGACGCCGTTAACATGTTATTTATGCCACCAAATAATGCTTCAAGAAGTATGAATACTGCACCAAATGCCATCAGCATAGGACCAAATGCATTTTTATTAACTGCCGCAGTTATTGTGAAAATTACTGATAAGCCTAAGAACGGATGGAGTAAGCTTTTTACAGATTTAGTTACAGCATTTAATATCTTAACAAGGCCATCTGCCATTTTTTGGAACTTTGTAGTCTTGTCTTGATCGTTCTCAATTTCTTGATCTTTCTCCATGATCTTATTAAACAATACGATAACAGAGCCTACAAGAATTATTATCATTGCAGCAAATGTAACAAGTACAATACCTATCTGACTTAAACTAGAAAAACGTTTAGCTAGAATTGATAGTACAACGATCTCGGCTAACAGCTTTGCAACAGGTTCGGTTACTGCCTTCATAACATTAGTTACAGAATCAACAATCTTAGACAATGCCTCCATGTTCTTGATAGTTTCATCAGTTCCTTTTCCTTTTGATATAGCCTTATTCAATAAATACATAGCAAGGAACAATCCGGCAGTGAAAGCGGTCAGAAAACCAAATATAACTATCATAATACCTATAACATCAAGGGTGACAAAAGGATTAATTTTTTTGGCTGTGGCTAAAAATAATGCAAATACACCTACTGATATGAAAAGCTTTGATAATGGCTCTACTAATTTGCCAGGAACATCTGTAAAATTATCAATGGCTTTGGAAACTGCATTTAATTTGTCAGCATCTAACTTATCATTCTTTAGAACTATATCTATTAACTTGAAGGCTAACCCCATTATTACGCCTTCAACTACCAAGAAGGTAACTACCACCTGCTGAATAATATCTATAGCTTGCTCAGTTTCGTTAGGTGCTTTCTTCATAGAATATGCTATTACAGCTAAGGATACTGCGAAAACTCCCATAGCTCTAGCCATTTTTCCCATAAAATCGGTTGACTCATCTACAATTTTAGCCATTGTATTATTGGCAGTTAATGCAGTGAAACCAGCTTTTATAGCCGCTATTGGGTTCTCTTTTAATGTAATGCCTTTGGTCTCAGCTGCATGCAGACCAACCTGCATAGATCTATTAATGCTTTTACCATAAACGATTTGAGCTATCATAGCTATAACAGCCATAGCTCCCATAAACATCATCATGGCCTTCATTAATCTCAAAGACTGATCTATTGATTTGTCAGCTAAATCTTCTGGTAAAAGTAAATATATAGCAGTAAGGGAAATTGCGAACTTAGCTAAATCAGTTAATGCCAATCTCAACTGCTCTATAATATCAGCAACAGCATTTAAAGTCCATTTTATGCTAAGACCCTTGGATGCTCTGTTAAGTGAGATTGAAAATACACGAAGTGATTCTACTATTCTTAACAATGAAGCAGCTAATCCTAACAAAACAAGCTGAATAAATCCTTCATTTGAGAAAATGTATTTAAAAGTATCACTTACTGAAACTCTTATTATAGAGCCTACTTTTATAACACCTTTCTTAAATGCTACTATAACGTCTTTTACGTTAGAATAAGCCTTATAAACTGACATTATCATTTCAGTTAACTTAGAACTATCTATGTTCTTGAAACCGGAATAATCATCAGTTTTAAATAGTTTTTCGGTCGCATCACTAATCTCAATAAGTCTATCTCTTGTTTTTACAAAGAAGCCCTTGAGATCATCGCCTATATCTTTAAGTCCTGTTGTTTTATAGATTTCATTAAGACCACTGGCAATATCTCTGAACATTTTCTTCATCGCACTGCCTAAGTCATATGAACCATTTGCTAATTTCTTAAAATATCTGATTAATTCAGCTGTTATGTTGGCTAAACCCTTGAACACTGTCTTTAAGGCATCAGCTATTTTAATAGTATAGTTCATCTTAGCCATCTTTTCATTAGCACCTTCTGCTAAGTTACCAATGGCTATTAATAATCCTCTAGCACCACTACCAGCTTCTTTGGCAGCAGGAGAGAATATCTTCAGTCCTCTAAACATTGACTTAATAACATTAATGCCAACTTTGAGGATACTGAAGAAGAACTTGAAGATTTGTCCGACAGCATGCATTGCTTCGGCATCACCCTTAAGTGATGTCATAAATCTTTCAAGTCTTTGAACAAGGTCAAGTAACCAAGACTTCGGCCAAGGTGGGAATACTTCTCGCCAAGCTTGCTTTATAGGGTCTACAAAACCCTTAATGCCCTTGCCCATTACTTCAAATATATTCTTAAGGTATGTTCTACCGCCATTGTCATGTAATACTTGTAATGGAATATTACGAACAGCGGCAAATTTATCTAACATTTTCGTAATTTTATCATTGATGGCAGTCCAAAGCTGAGTAGCTTCGTTCATGTCACCAAATATCAACTCGAATGTTTTAGACCATGCTGAACCTGACGATTCTTTCAAAGTGTCCATTAACTGTGAAAAAGTACGAACCTCAGTAGCAGCTTCCATAGCCTTCTTACCAAGTTTTGTATTTTCATTTGTGTACTTTTTCAAAGTCTCAATAAGTACATCTGAAGTGAACCAACCAGTCTCGAGAGCATATTGCATGTTTTCAGCTGTAAATTCCTCGGCTGCTTTTTTACTCTTAGGGTCCGCTAACAAGCTAACGTACTTATCACCTTGCTTTTTAATGGTACCGAGTGCTTCAGCAGTCTTTAGTATCTCATTCTTGAACTCAATAGTATCCATGGTAGCATTACTAATGGACTTCCAATCTATGAGTTTTACAGATCCAGTACCAAGTGCCTGAGCAAAATTATACATGGCTCTTGAAGCCTGATTTGCATCAGCACCAGATACAGCAGCTAAAGACGATACACCCTTGATAGCTTCAACAGCATCTTCAAGTTTAACACCAGCATTAGTAAACTTACCAATGTTCTGGGTCATGTCTGAGAATGAGTATATAGTTTGATCAGCATACTCATTTAATTTTTCAAGCTGTTCATTTACATCTTCAATGCTTCTACCAGTAGCACTCATGATGGTTCTGGTAGAATTCATTTTGAGCTGATACTCAGAAAATCCAGCTTGCTTCTGGCCCGTCGTAAGATTCATCGTCATACGAGTTGCCATGTTTGTTAACTGATTGGTCAGATTGTTAATGACAGAAAATCCTATCTGACCTAACAGTGTAAATCTTTGAGCAGTAGCGTCAACTCCATCAGCAATTTTCTGGAGTGGCATAGCTGCTAAAGTCTTATTAATTTCTAGTAATGATTTGTTGGTCTCAGCAGTGGAGATGTTCATGGCATACTCAAGCTGAGCAAGTGTTTTAATACTCTGCTTCGAATTCTTTTCAAAGTTGGTATTATCAAGTTGTAACTCGACAACTTTATTATCAATTACATCACTCATACCCTACGTACCTCATCCCCTAATTCTGCTCCTAATCGTTCGAATACAGGTTGCATGGCTGGATTAATGTAGTTAAATCCGGCTACATAACCGCCATTTTGAAGTCCATGACCATACTGAATTAAAAGGGCAATATTATACCCGTCCTTAGTATTGTCATTGGTCCAGCTTAAGCGATATCCACAGGGAACTTCTTCTATTGCGTAATCCCAGGAGAGTGCTGTTGTACCTGTATCCTTTGGTGTATACTCGTAAAGTCGATCTACACCTAGCTGACCATATCGTTCCAGGATTCGTAATATCTTCCTGTTACGTACACCGTCACTTGATAAAAATCTAGACAGATTGTTAAAACTGCCTCTCTGTTTTACAACTATTGGCATAGCTTATTTCCTTTTTCCGGATGCTAATCTAGATTTGTTGAGCTGACTATTGAACTTTGCAAGATCCTTACGAGACATCTGACCACCTTCAGAGCTCTGTTTAATATTGCAAACTTCTATTAATTTCATTAACCGGTTAATATGCCATTTCTGAAACTCGACAGGTATTCCAAATTCAATCATCCAGTAATATATCAACTCAGATGTGACTACCTGTTTCTTAATCGGTTTCTTTCCTCCTGGTGTATGGTCCTGTATAGTGGTAGCAGTCATCGGATCTTCGATGTACTCTTTGATCTGTGTTGCTTCCTTAGGACCAATACCGGAGTAAATATCAGGATTAACATTCTGTGTAAGAGTCATACAATGAATGTAATCCATAATCTGTTCTGGAGTCTTAGGAGTCTCAGACATATACGGAATATGCCATTTTGACTCCCATTTTGAAATTGACACCAGACTATGCTCAAGAACAATATCTCCACCTGGAATAGACTTGAATTCCTGTTTAGTCTCATCCCAGATTTCCCTAGGTGGTATTGTAATTTTAAGCATGATTACCTCACTTTAAGATGGAAGATTGAACTCTCCCTTAGCCATAGCTGTCTTTATGCTGTTTGCTGCTTCTGATGGTATAACACCAAGGAAGAACTCAGTAAACTTCTCTGTATCAGCCAACTCATTGAAAAGAACGTCGTAAGCGTTTGTAGACTTGAAGTCTTCAAGAGCTTCCTTAGACTTTCTGAAGTACTTACCATCATCCGACTTGATACCGTAAGACTTGGTGATGAGCATTGTGTAGAATGCAAGCATTTCTTCAGTGTTCTGCTGCTGTGCGATTCTCTTAATATACTTATCGAATCCACCAGCTACTCCAAGCTGAATCTCGGTAAGCTCAGCCTGTGTGAGGTTAAAATAGAGATCTTCTTCTCTCTGATTTCCATCGAAATCTGTGTACTTTACTGTTTTCTTTAACATAAGTGCCTCCTGTTAATTGTTTTCTTTTGTTTCTATTGCTTTGTTATACTTATAGGTAGAAATACCCAGTATAGCCCCTAAAAATGCGTCGATAGCTGTGATAGTACCGACAATCTCTTCTCCGTATGGGAAGCCCCATATGCCTGCTAAAGCGAAATATAAAGTGCCAACTGCAGGAAGAAGGCACATCGCAATCCACTTAAGGATGTCATATGTTTTGTTTTTGAGTTTCATGAGAAGCCCTCCTTTAACTAATTTCAGCATACCATGTATAATTAGTACTGATTACAAATGGATGATTTCCATGATACGTAGTTCCTGGCTCGGATGCATCATCTATGAATGTGTAGAATTTACCTTTATAGAATCGTATGTAAGGCAATCCAGATTTAAATATCAACTCATAGTTGTCCTCACAAAATGCAAAATGATCCATTTGTTCAAAATTATATGATACGATTGTTCCAGACATAGGTTTAGAATTAGTTGATAAGCCAGCCCACCAGCCTGGAATGTAGCATTGACACACATAAAAAAACTCACGTACAGAGTTCTCCATGAAAGATGCATATACACGGAGCATTCGTCCAGCCCAAAATTGTCTATTTATATTATCTAAAGGTATATCTATATAAGGATCACCAGTTGTAACACTGTATATCACCCGAACAGCAGGTGGTGTTTTAATATAAATTGAAGATCCTCCAGATGTAAGCTTATAAGAGCTATTTTCATCCAACACCACAGTATTGGCGAATCCAGTTTCTAATTTCATGCTAAGAGCATGAGTATGATTACCTGCTGCAGCTGTCGTAGCTGTTGTACCTATAGCTAAGTTAGACTTGTTGTTCCAAGTATACTTCTCTCCTGTTGTTACAAGAGAAACATCTGTACCACCACTTGCAGCTGCCTTACTTGAGTAAGTCGTATTCGGTGGTGTAGTAAATATCACCGAAGTTCCACCAGCAGTTAAAGCATACTTTGTGCTAGCAGCTAAAGTTAACTGATTAGTACCACTACTTGCAGCTATACTAGTAGCATGAGTATGGTTACCTGCTGCTGCTGTTGTAGCTGTTGTACCTATAGCTAAGTTAGACTTGTTGTTCCAAGTGTACTTCTCTCCTGTAGTAACTAATGATAAAGCGGTGCCACCGGATGCAGCTGCTTGTGAACTATAAGTAGTATCAGTAAACTTAGCATCACTAGGAACAGATTTTGCTATTGTATAAGGAAGCGCTGTTGGTACACCGGCATTCAAATATATAGGAGTTGTAGTCCCTCCTACGGTAGATGTACCCAACTTGGTAGCGGTTGTAGCTGTAGATGCATTGCCAGTTAAATCTCCAGTGAAACCTCCAGTAGCGAGTACTTTTCCTGGAAAATTTGCATTTTGATCCTGATCATATGTATATAAATGATCAGTTAAAGCAAGTGTTGACGGAACAGCCCATCCAACACCACCGAAACTCATAATACGTATAATATTTAGGCCATTATATTGTGTATTTCCACCATTAGCTGTAAATAAATAACGAATTTTATTATACTGACCATTATAAGAATTTCCAGCTGTAAAATCATGATTAATTACATTATAGCCACTCCATCCACTAATACTTATGGCGTTTGTTATATTAGTAAATGTGCTGGATCCTCTAAGTACTCCTTGTATCTGACATTTGCAGTCATTGCTTCCGGTTGTGGAACAGTATATAACTGTTTTTAGTAACTGTGTATAAAGTTGTGCAGTAGGTGTGTCAATAGTTATGCGAAGTTGATATTTAGTTCCATTAGCAGTAGCTTTGTTTGTTGAATCAGCTTTGCCTATGACTGCAGAACCACCTTGCGCAAATATTGCACCTTTTTCGGCATTGGTCAGCCCATAATCAATCCAAGTGTTTCCGGCATCTCTTGAATATTCAACTGTTATGGCAGAACCACGTATGCACGCTAATCTATTACCTCTAAGATTTCCAACTAATGCTGCATCGATACAACCGTATGAGGCTAGCTTATTTGGACCACCCCATGCTATGTTCTCGTCTTTAACAGACATATCATAAGTTCCACTCGGAATTTGAATTTGGTCTATTGTAGCCATAATTCACCTCCTTATGACACAGTAACAGTCTTATTCTCCGTGGTAGCGGTTGTTGTAGATACACTTGTTGCTTCTGGTGTATAAGAACCAGTACTTGTCATTGATGCACCAGTGAATGACGCACCTGTAAGAACTTGACTATCAGTAACAAGTCTTGCACCTGTACCTGTAAAGGTCTGAGCAGCTGCTGTTCCGCTTATCGTACCAGAACTTGCAGAACCTGTAAACTTCAAGTTAGCACCTGTACCTGTGAATGTAGGAGCAGATGCCTGATAAGCTGCATCACCAGTCTTAACTGTCACAGCTGTAGCTGCTGTAGGAACTGAACCTGCTGTAATAGTAAGTTTTGTACCAGATACAGTATATGTAGGCATAGAACCAACACTTGAAATACCAGTAACAGAAGCCGTAGAACCAGCTGTCTTAACACTAATTGTAGGTGCAGAAACGGAACCTGCAGGCGTATAATTCGCTGTGCCTGTACCTGTACTAATAGTTCCACTTGGTGTTACAGAACAAGAACCACTTACTGATGAACTTGCATTAATTCCAGCAGGTGTATATGTCGCTGTACCTGAATCAGCTTTACTTACTGTTACAGCACTTTTTGTTTCTGTTACAGAACCTTTCGTTGTACCAGATACTGAAAGAGTTGCTGCTTTACCCGTAAATGTTGTAGAATAGGTCTTAGGAACAGCAACAGTACCACTTGCAGTATCCTTGTAAGCAAGATCACCAAGCATTGACAAATCACCGTAAGCCTGCCACTTTGTTCCATTAAACACGAACTCTGTCTCGCCATAAGCACAGGCATTGCCAGCTACAGCAGTTACACTCTGACCATCAATAGTTATAGGATTAGTTGTAGCGCCATCAGTTAATGCTGTAGTAGTTACACCAAGCCAATAGTTCTTTGATTGAAGCTGGGCAATTAAATCTCTACCACCTTGGTCCACTAAGTCATAGACACCACCACTAGGCAATTCGATTTGTGTTAAATTTGGCATTGTTAATCCTCCTTAATTTTTACTAAATATGACCCTTTCATCATTATATGGGTCTATAAAACAAGTAACTTTATTATTCCAAAAGTCTCGCTCTTCATCAGTTATATGAAGGACTGTATTGTTAATGTGCTTTGCATATAAAGCATCACAGAAAGGTAAGTCTACAACATAAGCGTTGCCATCACCTATCTTTATTCCTGGAATATCAGTCTCTCCATCTTTCTGATGATCTGTGTAAACGTAGATGTAATCTTTTTTAGATACAAGTTCATACAATGCGTTCCATTCATCCGTTGTATGAGATATGACCATATTCCTCTGAATACTAGCTGGTATGTTAACTCCGCCAGCACTTATACTACCGGAATTTCCTATAGAGCCTGTAAGAGTGGCCGTATTAAGTCTAGCATTATTAATTACCATAATACACTCCTAATGATTTTCAAGTTCTTCACCTATTGTAAAGTCTTGATTTGCTATTACTGTATAATGTTCGTCATCTGATGTGACTACTTCAATTTCATATTTGTATTTTCCAAATGGAATATTTTCAGTATCAGGTTCGTCCAGCGCAATGAGTGACTGCACTGGATCGCCTGACTTTTCAATTAAGATAGTCTCATCTTTAGCTTTTTTCTTAAGACGGAACCAAAGATGATCCAGATCTGTTAATGACACAGGATTGCCTTCGCTGTCTTGTAAGCTTATAGTTAAACGAAGTGTATCTCCACGTGTCAATTCTATCGAATATCCATCAATTTTAAGCATTGGTGATCCTTTCTAGTACAAGGACTGAATATCAACATCTCGAGCAGAGATCCACTCTTGCAGATTTGATGTAGGTGAGTATCCTGAGACCTCACCAGTCTCCTTTGATACTGCGTATATTGGATTGTTGTAGGACACTTTGTCAGGATCATTAACCATTGTAAAGATGAACTTATCAGCTGCTTCTCTACAACTAGTTGCAAATCTTTCTGAAAATCTGTCCTGAATAATATCAAATGCTTCTTTACTTCCTATCATAAATTACTCCATTTTTCTTCATCTGGGCAACATCTGGTGTAAGGTTGTCCATTCTGTAATACTTTATGCCAGTTGCGGCAGCCATCATGTTACGGGCAGCTTTGTCTTCGAATACTTCATTAGACTGGCAATCTCGTACAATGAGACGATTGTTCTTTACTTCATAAGCAACACTGTGCCCTGAATACTCATCCCATTGAAGTAGGAGATTACCACGCTGATTACCGCCACTGATCATTTGGTCAGCCATAGCATTAGCGTATTCGTAATTTTTACCGTGGCGAGCTAACCTTTCTCTGGTTTCGAAAGGTATCTGTCTATCCAATTTTACTGGATCGACAATCTTTGTGTTCTTGTACATGCCAATAAAATCATCAATATCCAGATCGGTCATATCGTTACCCGCCGTGACATCATAACCTCTTCTACGAAGGTCATATGCCATAGTACAGGATACGCAGTTTTCATTTCCTTTTAACGGATTTATCAACTTCATATCCTCTCGTTCTGAGTAATCACGGTCTTTACGCTTTAGAATAGACTGTTTAGGAGCATTTGCAGTAGGTTGCTGTTTTGCTCCGTATTTGGCAGATTGGTCCGCTTTTACAACTCTATTATGCTTGGTCTGATTCAGAGGGTATGGTGGACCATTTCGCACACCCCATTTTTGGCCTTTTATACCATGATGCATTAAATAGTCCATCATCTACCTCCATTTTGAATTTAACGACGCTTCTTTTTCTTACCGTAAGCTACGGCGTTCTTCTTGTAAAGCTCATAATCAAGGTCGTGTGTTTTCTCGCTACGCTTACCAACAGCTGCACCTACAGCACCTCCGACAAGACCACCTAAGTTAAGACCGGTGATACCGCCTTTGGCACCATTGAACTGCTTGTTAAACTCTTCCTTAGTAAGAATTCTTCCTTTACGATTCTGCTGGCTAGCATCAAGAGCATTTCTTTCAGCCTGAAGTTTTGCTATTTTCTTTTCACGACCTTTTCTGAGTAAATCGCCACCGCCTACATATTTGGCACCAGCTCCGACCAAGGCACCACCTATTGCATTAGTGATACCAGCAGTAGCCATTGCAGGAACTGCGAATTTTAATCCGGTTGCTGCCGGGCTTATTCTCTTAACGGTGTTAACTGCATTAGTGGCACCAACTCTACCAAGATTTACTTCCCAAGGTCGAGTAGCTGTTCTAGCAGCTTGCTGAGCAGCATTCATTTTATTCCACTTATTTGCAAATCTAGCAGCGTCAACTCCATTTTTAAAGGCAACAGCACCTGATAAGCCAGCTGTAACACCACCACGTAAGGCTGCCTGTTTACCTACTGAAACATCATTGTACCCGTAGCTTCGAGCAGTACCTTTCTGCATCCTAAGATTAAGCTTATCGATCTTTTTATTAAGAGCATCAACTCTAGCGGCTTTATCAGCATCTGTGGTATTATCACTACCATACTTAGTCTTCTTCTTACCATAAGCTACAGCATTCTTCTTATAGTTTTCATACTCGGCATCACGAGTGTTTTTGCTCTTAGCACCTAATGCAGCTCCGGCTAAACCACCGACCAAACCACCTGCAGCTAATCCGTGCATTCCGCCTCTATTAGCATTAAACTGTTTTGCGTATTCTTCTTTAGTTAATATAGAACCCTTACGGTTAGCCTGACTTGGGTCTAATGCATATCTTTGACCTTGGAGCTTCTTAATCTTTTTCTCAAGTCTCTTTTCATTAGCTCTAGTTTTAGAACCAGCTTTCATGCCACCCATAACGCCAGCTCCTAATGCAGCATTAGTAAGACCTGTTGTTAACAATGTAGGTCCGAGCAATGGAACAGCTGCTTTTCCAGCTTCTGCTATGAATGGTGCTGCTCTTCCGGCTGTTACACCAACTGATTTTGCACCCTGTAAAGCTGCTATTCTACCAGTTGACATAGACTGTATAGCATCATTATCGACTTTGGCTCTCTGAAGCCTTGTATTGTATTTGTCAATCTTCCTATTGATCTTTGCAACTTTAACAGCTGTTTTAGAGTCAACTGTATTCTCGCTACCATATCTGGCTCTCTTACCACTGCTCTTAGAATATCTAGCTTTACCAGCAGCGGTCCAAGAACCGTCAGTGTTCTGGTAACGTCTTACACCCCACTTTTGGCCTTTTATGCCATAGTGCATTAAATAATCATTTTCAAACATGTAATATCCTCCATATAAAAAGGCGGCAGTACCTCGTGGGCTACTATTAAGTTAACAACACCGCCATTTTGAATTTGCCGAATACTACTGTCCTGACATTGCGGTTACGACATCATCAATAGATGGGAGTCTACCCTCTGTACCCTCAGTCTGAGCTGTAGGGTCAGCATCTGTTCCCCAAAGAGTGTCAAGTAATGCATTGTACTTTGTAGCATTAGCAGCTGTCTTAGTAATTGTAAGTGTAGCTGATGGCTTACCATGCTTATTGCTTACAGGTGTAGTAGAGATCTCCCAAGAGAACTCAATAGCGCTAGGTGACTCATTAATAGTCTGATAGTTTCTAGCTGAAGGAGCTGCAGTTGCATTGTATACAAGATGAAGCTTCTCACCATAATCGTTACCATCTACATCATTACCTTCTGTAGTAATGTAGGCAAGACCAAATGACTTTCTAGACTGCTGACCCATAACAACGCCTGGTGCTACTACCTTAGTACCATCACACTCAGCGAAGCTCTCAGGGTACGAATAAGCTGTAATAGAAAGACCAAAGTTCTCAGCAGCTCTCATTGAAAGGTACTTGATGTCATCTGCATAAAGATCAGTTACATCAGCACCACTCGGATTCTCATTAATGGCTGTTACACCATTCCAAGCTTCTGCATTTGTATAGTCGTTATTCTTGTCTCTTGTGTAAAGAACGACATTACGTATACCAGTTTCGTAAAATCTGTCGCCTTCCTTATCGAATTCAAGTCTCATTTTATGACTTCCTCCTCATAAAAATAGTTACAACATAGTGTATTAAGTGATCAGCTGAATAAGTTCTATCGAAAGAGCAGTATTCAAATGCGTCCATAAGTTTGTCTATAAACCTATCTTCTGCATTCTTTGTAATGTAAGTAACGGTATAGCGACTATACTTACGATACTTAACGTCATCTGCATTATCGATACGAATATCAGCTAAATGATAGATTATGCAAGGGTATTTGAGTTTAATACTTTCAGGTGGTTGATAGTAAACGTCATTAGAACCTAAAATATCAACCAGTTTAGCTTGTAATTCTTGACGGTCATTCATTGAATACACCTCCAACCTCTAAAGTAACTCTCGGATACTCTACAGTAATGTTAGTTACTTTCCATTTTGAATTCATCCAAGTAATGTACTCAATGAATCCTAAATTAGACATGAGGTAATCGTCGATGATTATGCTGATCTGATTACTAACATTAAACTCATTATTTGCATTATCATTACCGGACTGCCATCTATGAGTATTGCGGAGAACGTCTCCATAATACTTTCGTTCGGTATGTTCGGTATCAGTAATACCTTCACCCTTATCGACAGTCTTTGAAAAACCTATGATTCCGCAATACTTCATAGTGTGTCCTTTCTATTAGCCTACTGAAGGCTGGTCAGAGTTAGGTGTCTCTTCCTCATTATTGCTAGGTGCCTCGGTATTCTTCTTGAGAACAATAGCAGAGTAAGGCTTTGTAAGAGCACCTGAGCAACGTGTCTCGATCAAGTACTTCTGCTGGTTGTAGTCAATATCGAAGTCCTCGAACATGTTGATGCTACCGCCCTTATCAGCACCTACATTGTAATCACCAAGGTTTACAATGATACCATAGCTATCTGCTGGAAGGTATGGGAATGGTACGATTCTGCTAACTCTAAGAGTTGTAGCAAGGTCAGAGATGTTGTTGAAGAGTCTTCTTCCAATACCATCTTCAAGGAGAAGAAGATCTGAGATTATGCTCTGACTTGTAAAGAATATTGGGTTACCAGATCCCTGATAGTCATTGAATGATCTGATAATGTTTGTGTAAAGTGCATGAGCTTCCTGCTCACCTGGCTTAATAACAACAGTCTTTGTGATTGTGTAAAGAGAATCATCCTTAGCGATAGGTCTGATATGAGTCTCCTGAATGTGATCATCAGAAGATGCAAGTCTACCATCACCTACGAGAATAGCTCTAGCGATTTCCTCATCGAGCTTCATTCTCATCTCGCCCTTGATCCAAGATACTACATCAAAGTCAGTAATATCAACAACATCATCTCTATCGAGCTTCTGCTTCTTGTAGATGGTCTGTGGATCAGTAGTTCTCTTAAGAAGGCTGAATACTTCCTCAACCTTTCTGTTACCCTTTATGTAACCTCTTGCCCTAGCTTCGTCTTCACGAATATCAGCAAACATTGACTTAATTCTAGAGAATGGTGTGTGATGAACACCCTTCATTACAACGTTTACCCATTCCTGTGGCTGAACGTTAATGAACCCTGGCTTGTCAGTCATGTTCTGGTACTCTGGGAAGAGCCATTCAATGTCATCTATACCATAAGTAGCTGCATGTGAAAGGAATGTATTCTTAAGTGATCCGCCATTTGACCTAGCTTCGTTAATAATAAATTCCTGATCAGCGTGTGAAATATAGGCATCATCTGAACCTATATAGTTGTTGTACTCGTCAAAAACGTTATGTGTCACGTTCTCGTCCTCCTCATCATAATCTTCTTCATCTTCAACGTCATCATCGTCTGTATCATCATACTCATCGATGGCGTTTTCTACTGCAGCTTCTACAACTGCATACATTGCCTGCTTCTGTTCATCGGTCATTTCGTCTACGATGTCCTGAATTGTTCTGTCTGCCATTTCGGCCTCCTCTTCATCATTATCTGCATGCTCAATATACTGGCCTGCGAATTCTTCTATTTCACCGTCATTGTAAATAACGGCACAGCGACCTTCGCCTTCGTCATGAGACATGACATTTTCGATATAAGCTCCAGGATTAGCACCTGCTAAAACCAATGAAACTTCACGAATAACACCATGCTGAACATTTGAATTCTGTTCTTTCAAACGATTGGCGAATATAGACAACGACACCACATCACCGTGCTGAACGGTTTCTTTTGCCTTCATACCAGATGGTGTATCATTAAATGTACAATATGCGTACATGCCACCATCACGATGCTGAAGGTAAGCTTTACCGAGGACATTGTCTATTGAATTGTGCTGGTGATTCCAAACCAATGGAACGACAGCACCATCCTGATTGGCAAAAGCGCCATCAGAGATTGTTCGACCATCTGAACAACGAACGTTAGATCTGGTCGCCCAACCGGCAAAGTCATACTCCCTGCCCATTTTGAATTTCCTCCTTGTTTGTAGGTTCAGCCCTTCCTTCCTGGTTTTCTTCAGGATGGTTCAAGTTTGAATTAATCAACTCGTCGGCCTTAGGGTCGTCAGCCGGTCGCAATCCAATAATCTGTCTAATTTCATTAGAAGTCATAATCTCATTTCTAGTGAATTTATCAGCAATCTCAGCCAGGTTATTAAGAGGCACAAGATTAAATACATTACGGAATGCCATAATGGATTGACCTTGTGAAATGGCTGTACGAGAAAGGAACTTACGTTTCATCTCTTCTGTGATTGCATTCACAATTGGATTGACAGTTCTGTTATAGTAATTGAGTGTTACTTGCTCATCGGCAGTTCCCTTCAGTATGTCTTCGGTTATACCTAACTGGCTATAAAGCATACTCGTCAAATAATTAACCTGGTCCATCATCTGGTTGTCTATAGACCGATTGAGCTGAACAATCTTCTCACTAACATCTGCATATGCGATACCATAATTATTACCATCTGTCAACTGTTTTTCAAGTTCTTTACGACGCTTTTCCGCTTGTTCCCGGCGCATTTCGGTTCTAGTTGTATATGGTAACTGAATGATCATGTTAAATTTACCAGAACCATTCAAGTCATCTATGGTATCCATAATGTTTAATTTATGAATGAGTCGATAGAAAGTCGAGTTAGGCTCATTCATAATTGCATAGAATGGATTCTCTATAATAGCAACTGCTGTTTTTGGTAGCCATGTTTGTTCATGCTTACCACTGCGTTCATTGTATAAGTCTACAAGAACTGCATTCGGTTTCCATTCTTTAATTTTACCGGTTCTCATTTTTAAGACATCGAAAGATTCCGTAGTCCAAAGATTACCAAATTCTGATCGAATGTCGGTAGGAACTATAGCCACACAACCATCATCCAGCATTGACATAACGACGTCACGGATGAAAGCTCGTCCAGTCTGGTCCATATTCGCACTAACCGTTAAGCACCTATTCAACTTAGAATTAATGGTTTCTGAATAATTACCATGCTCATCAGTTATAACGTGCTTAATATCTATAGCAGAGGCGTCAATTGCTATTCTAGTGTAAATAGCGGTTATGATTGTCCTCTCGTTACCTCTTGTCAATCGAATTCGGTCGGGCTTTCTATAGCTGACTTCTCCGACATCGTAATCTACCGGTGGAGATGTTATTGACTTATTGTCTTTAAATGCATTCCAAGCATTTGTTAGACGTTCATGTATAGTCATAATTCCTCCATTTTGAATTTTATTAGTCAAAAGCGTCACGATACATTTTGTATGCTACGAAAGCATCCATCATGGCTGCAACACAGTCGATCTTTTTATCTCGACGCTCTTTTAACAATTTACGATTTCCATTAGTATCTTCTACAGTTACACAGTTACCCATAGCAAATTCCATGATACCCTGATCAAACAGGAGCTTACGCTCAGAAGCTAACTTCTTTAATTCTCCTAATGGGACCGATTCCGTTTTAGAACCCTGAGGAACTTTCTCAATTCCAAAAGGACCATTGTCCATAGCCCAGCGTTCAACGAAGTCCTTAGCATTGTAAGGATCGTAACCGAAGCATTGAACATCATAATCAGATCTCTCTATGTACTCTATAAGATCGTCATAGACAGCTGTCATGTCTAAGATAGTTCCTGGCATGATTATTAGGCTGCCTTCTTGTATAAAGTCCTCATACTTGTATCTCATAGCTAGAGGTAATGAATTTAGGGTATGTTCTGTAATATAGTTTCTAGTCTTTACACCAAAACACATATCAGTGTAAGTACCGACTAATGGAAACAGAAATGCGAATGAACAAAAATCATCACCAAGTGACAAATCGGCACCAACAGAACAACGCATACTCCAGAATTCTCTATACTTATGAGCTTTAGTTTCCTCGTAAGTAAAGAAGTATGTGTAGCCTTCCATTGGCAATCCAAATCTTTTAGCTAAAATATCATTCCTAGCTGATGGTGAATGCTCTGCTCTTTCTACATCCAATTGGTAAGTTTCATATGACACCATCCCTGGTTTACCTAAGTTTGGATTAGCTTTAAGCCACATAGCAGGGTTTGAAACCTCGCTCACATCATCTAGTTTGTACCACCAGATTGAAACATGAGGAGCGTAATACTCACCCTTAAGGATTGAAAGCAACTCCAACTTAATAGTATCACCAGGGCCGTTACGTACTGTACCTTCTGATGATGTCGCTATAATGAGGTATTCTGGCATCTTAGATGCACTCTGTTCTAAGGCACCAACAACATCCTCTTTAATATCGCCAGATAACCATTCGTCTACTGTAGCTATAGGACATCTAAGGCCCTGAAGCTTATCTATAGTCATCGGTCTGACCTGGAGTAATGAGTTAGTGGCGTTATTGACAATTCCCATCTTGGTAGAAGCAAGGAGCTTCTTTTGAGAATTTTCTGTATTATGGATTGAACCCTGTGTCATGAACTGGAGTACGGGTCCTCTCGCTTTTATCAATGCAGTTCTGAATGGTGACATAACCTCTTCAGCCTGAGGCATAGTAGGAGCTGTTGTGATCTGGTGTGTAGTTCGAGGCGATGTAACAAGTTCGAAAGCTTGTATACAATAGTCATAGATAGACTTTGCTGCACCTCTTCCTACTATCAAATACTGTTTCTTAGTAAGTCTTGTTTTTACTAATTTGTTTACCCAGTGACCTCCAGGCTGGTCAGGATACTTCTCGTAAACAGATCGTTTAACGAAATAATACCATCCATATACCTGCTCACCCCATAATTTAAAGCTGTCCAAAAGCTTCATATCGCTACCATCTGTAAGAGTTAATTCTCTCTCACAGAATGCTATCCAGCCTTCAACAGCTTCGTCATCGTAATAATAGTTCGGATCTTCTATGAGAGCATCTATTCGATTCATCTCCATAGAAACTTCACGATTAACAGGTATTATACCATTAATAACCTGTTCTCGAAATGCCCCATAATACTTCGGGGTCGCTGTATTACTAAGCATTTTGAATTCTCCTTTAATTATTTACGATTCCAGTTCTGTCTTGCTTTTTGGTAAGCTTTTGAAGTTGCTTCACGTTCAAACTTCTTTAACTTTTTATTCCAGTATTTTTCATCACGGCGTCCCTTTGAAAAAGCAAAGTCAGATGGAAGCTTTGTATAAGTTTTGTTTTCTAGATCAGATTTAAATACCTTAAACGATTTAGCCTCAGGAAGTTTTCCTTCTCTTAAATTATATGGACCTACTTTCTGCATTGCTTTTGCAAATCTCTGCTCAGACTTGAACGTTGGATTTAACAACAAAGTGTCTGCTGTAATTCCATTCTTTTTCAGAAGATCACCAAACTCTTTAGCTCTATCAACACCGTTACCAGTTATGGCATCAGCGGCACCACCAACTTGTTTAGCAACATCATCTGCCTTTTTAGCAAGGTCTGCTACTTTTTCAGCATACTTACGTTCAAGTTCTTCCATCTTACGTTTATGCTTAAAATCCATAACTTCAGAAGCTTCTTCGATAGCCTTTCTATTCAGCTTAGAAATTTTGCGAATATCACCGACATTCTTAGCTATGTATTTAGCTCCCAAACTTGCGAGTGCTGCACCTGCTAAAACTGCTCCAGCTGTTTTTAAAGCTTTTGAGGATTTCTTATTATATGGGTGCTGTGCATCTATTCGGGTCTGCTCATTATTAGCTTTGCTCACATACTTACTATACGCGAAGTCATCATAATCATCATTAAAGTCGTAATAAGATCCATACTTAGTTTTCTTATTACCAGATTTTGCGCGCCCGTATCGAATTTTTCCTTCGTTAGTATAAGACCCATCTGCATTTTGATAACGCCTTAAACCCCACTTCTGACCTTTAATACCATAATGAGCTAGGAAATCCTCAGAGTGTGCCATAGCTCTACGCTTACGGTCATCTTCTTCTAGACGGTTTCTAATAGATGCCGCATTCACGTTGGCTATATCCATTTTCCTCTGGCCAACAGCATTGACTCCTGTTTTAGTCAACTTATTAATAACGGAACCGGCTAAGGCAGCTCCACCAAGACCTGAGACTGGAAATGCAGCCATAACAGCTGGTGAAAGAGATGCTAGCATGCCCATGGAAGCCAATGGGATTAAAGCTCCTGCAGCTCTAGCAGCATGTGGGGATGCCTTCATTATTCTTTCAGCTGAATTCATCTGTTGATTGCTTTTTACCAACTGTCTGATAAGTTTGTCTCTACCCTTATCGGTAAGTGTTCCGTCTTTGTTATAGTCAGTTGATAGATTCGTGGCAACAGCTAAAGCTTGGTCAGTCTTAGCTTTAAGTTTAGCTTTCTGAACACTGTTCTTAGCACTCTGTTTAGCTTGAGCTAATTTTACAGCATCTTCGTATTTCATACTATTGAGCTTGGCCTGGTCTTCTTTAGAAAGCTTCTTACCATACTTTTGGCTCTTCTTAGATCCATTATACATTGTTTCAAGCATAGACGCATCATATATAACAGTATGCTTTTTGCCTTCCAAATCAGTATATGTCATAGGCTTTTTATCTCTATGAGAAAGCATTAGCATCGCACTAGACATTGCTCTATTATACTGATCATTGTTTTTGGCATACATAGCTTGACCTAACCACCATTCGTATGCGTTTGTATCTGACTTATACTCTTTTTCAGCTTTCTTCTGCTCTTTTAAAGCCTTCTTTTCTTCTTTAGAAAGCTTCTTACCACTATAAATAGCTTTCTTAATTCGAGCAGCATCAAGATTATTCTTACGAATCATACTAGCTACAAGTGCAGTTCCAGCAGCTGCTGCTGTAAGACCGCCTACCAGTTTAAGCGCATCACTAGCTCTAATTTTTCCTTGTGTATCGTATCTATACTTTTGATCATAGAAACGATTCTCAACGTCCATACGATTAATAGCACGTTGAATATCGGAATCTCGTATATTAGGATTTATACCTGTTTCACGGTATTTTGAAATTTGTCGACTTCTATTCATGTTGTCGACAGCGTCAGTAGCGTCTCTTAAACTACTAGCAATTCCTTTTTCGGAATCAAGAATCTGTTTTGCATTTCTAGAAGTAATATCAGCTTTAACAGCAGACCTAGCAGTATCCTCATCTGCATACTTGTTGTCATACATCCAACCTGAGTTTCCGCCACCACCATTACCTCCTCCTTTTCCATAAGAGGTTTTGCCGGTTCCTTTATTACGTCTAGCCTTTCCAGCTGCTGTATATGTACCGTCTGGATTTTGATAACGTCTTAGACCCCATTTCTGGCCTTTGATACCATAATGGGCTAAGTAATCCTTATTATTCATATATCTCTCTCCTACTTGTCTACCATTATGTGTAAACGCCATTCGTATTCTGCAATCTGCTTCTCTAATGCTCCCATTAAGGATCCGGACTGTGGTGGGTCAAAGCCTACCTTTACTTTGTCATAAATATAGGTCTTGACAGATGCAAAGTTCTCTATACTAAGTACATCAGACCATGCAGTATCCTCATCCTCTATAAATATAGGGGTCGAACCGAATCCTAACTGGTACAAAGTCATGAATGCAGAATTGATGTGATTGAGAATGTCCTCATCCCAATTTTTGTCACTGGGCATTATTCCCAACATTTTTTTGATTGTTTGTAGTATGCTCTCTTCCATCGATTGTCACATACCTCCTCATTACATAACCTTTTACCGGTTTGAGGATCTTATAAAAGTATCCACTAGAGTTGTCCGATGTGTCAACTACGACTGTCGAACCTTCTCTCAGTTTCTTTCGTACACCAGAAATATAGTCTGGCTTTTCTCGCACGTTAAGAAACAGTGCGTTTGCAGAAGATACACTTACGTATCCTACAACGGTATTATTGTTTTTGCCCATTTCAATTCCTCCAAGGTATTGTATCATTTGGTGATCGTTCTATTAGTTCATTAGTACGCGCATCAGTTCCATAGTGTATTTGGTTATGTGTTTCGAAACTAACAGCTACTAAATTATCTATGTCAAAGATAGAGGGAGATCTGTTCTCTAGTTCTTCCACTGTTATTGGATTTATATGGTGGATGTAAACAGACCCATTGATAGGATGATCGGGATCTGCTAAATCACAGCCCTTATCTCTAATTATCACAGCATTCCTAATACTTTTCCATAGTGGAGATTTATACAATGCCTGATTTAAAGTTCTGTGTCCACCAAAAGTTGTATTCCCAACGTATTGGTCATTAATTTTTAAATATTCCAATCGTTCCTTAAAAGTAGGTAGTGCGATCATCTCACTATAACTTTTTCTCATACAAATCACCAAAGTTTACACAATGCCCTTTAACAGAAATCAATTGAGTTACGATTGTTAACTGTGGCTGCCACAAATTATTGTTCTGCATAATATTGCTCCTCTCCGACTGTAGTTTCTCCACGATATGTGGACAATGCACTTAAGGCATCCTTATACAAGTCTTCCATTCGTTTACTCTGTTCAATCTGCTCTGACTTTGCGGCCATGAGCTTAGTCTTTTCTTGAAGCAATTTTCTTTCTTCCGACTCCCTAGTGCTACCGAGCCTTAAGTAATGGCAAATAACATTAGGTGAAGCTGTACCATCTCGCAATTGCTTCTCAGCGAGGTTAACGGCTAGAGCAATCATCTCTGACTCTCTGTCGTCAGGGTTCAATGAAGACTGGAGAACAGGCATCTCGGAGAGGTCAGGCTTGTCTTGTCCCACTTTTCTCATAGTTTTATGCCCTTTCCGGAATTGTTTCGAAGAAAAATCAGCCAGATTAAAAAGCCCTCCGGAGATTTTTTAAAG